GCATATCTGAAACCATTCTATCTTTTGGTAGCTCCAGGATTTGCTTCCTAGCTTCTATTATCTGATCTACTTTATCTATCTTGTTCATCATGTTCATTGGCATCTTCTTCGGGTAAAGTTGTAAGATTACAGACCGGGCAGACATATTCATCTGATAGATCAGGTCTATTAACTATGGTTGAGCATACGGGGCAGTAAGTTTGATTCATAACAGCATCTCTAGCTGGTCCTGGTCATTCACCTGGTAGTCTTTATCTGTAATGAAGCCAGCTAGTTCGTTAGCTCTTAATCTATTATATAAGCTCATGTCCTTCTCCTTCACTTTAGCCATTAACTCTTCGTATCTATCGTCAACTATCTTTTGTTGCTCGGCTGTCAGCCCATTATCGAATGGCATTTAAACCTCGGTAATTAATGTTCCTGGAAACAATGCCTCGACCATCTTCTTCTTTAGTCGGTATACTGGTGTTTTAAATCCTTTAACATCCTCGACAACGTAGTAACTGATCTGTCCTTGGGGACCAATTTCATCTACCAGGAGATATTCAAAGTCAGCTTTATATGTGCAGATCTTTTTGCCATTGATGATGCAATCAAACTTAGGCTGTAGTTTTAGGTCCTGGATTATACCGGCATCTAATCTTTCTTTTAGGTATTCATATCGTTTAGCTTCTTTCTTGCTATCAAACATGATGCCGTCAACTTCAGTCTTTATTGCTCTATATTTTGTCATTAGATTTCACCATTTTATCCAGGGCTTGAGCTATGTTGAGGTCTTTGACAGCCAACTGCTCATTAAATATGTTCTCATTACTGATTGATCCAGGCTGTCTTTTACGCAAGGCTTCCCTTAAAATGCTCTCAGTTAGCCCAGCCATAGTCCATCTTTCTTTCTTTGCCTGGTACTTCAGCATATCGTAACATTCCCTTGATAATCTTAGATAAAGTGGCACAACTTCCATTGTCTTTTTCTTTCTGTACAAAATTAATTTAATTATTTTACGTCTAGGTCTTGTATATTAGATATCGAACTGATATATGTATAGTGAACGTAAGTTGAAAGTTAATTGAACAAAGGGCAAAATAATGAATGGATACCAAAACTTAGAAAGAACATTGAAAGGTTCATACCAGCACAAAGTAACTGGTGTTTCTGCAATCATCAAAAAGTTACCTGGTGTTGCAAAGATTACAGTCTGTCATGCTGATGGTACTTTATGGGATCAGGTTTATGTTCAGAATTATGGCTATACAACTTATGGAATTATGATCGGCATGATCAAAGCTTGCAACGATGGCAAGGCAAAATACGAAGGCAACACACACAAAACTAACAAAGTATGGAGATAAACAAATGAAGTTTTATAATTGGAAATCATCTGATCAAAGAGATCTAGTACTAATGAAGTCTTTAGCCGTAGGTGGTGAAGGCAGAACTGGTTACATTATTGAAGCTGAAACTAAGACGGCTGAGAGATACATCAACAAACTTATGCAGTCCATACAGCTTGATGGTCTTGATTCAAAGTGGATCAGCATTGACCAGGTCGATGAGAATGCATTGTTTATCGACAGCAAGAAAGTGTTTCTTAAATTTATGGAAGTGCTGTCTAAGACTGACTTTATTGTCGATGACCATGTTGGCTATGAAACTTATCTTTTAGTAGGAGCAAACTAATGAGAGCAATAGTTAAAAGTGCCAAGAGAGTAGGGGAGCTTGTCGATCAATTTGAAAATCTTGATCATGTTACCTGGAAGCAAGTCGATGAGTTTTACTCTGACACTTACATAGTCTTTGAAGCCAAAAACAGATTAGACATAGCAACAGAGAATTTAGAATATTATTCTGAAGATGACGATGACTATGCAATATGGCTCAAAGATTCCAGGCAACTTAAAAGGTTTATCAATACCTGGGAAGGTAAATGCCAGCCACATAAGAATGATGGCATTCAATGGGAAGAACTTGAAACAATGATAAAGGGAGCAAACTAATGAAACTAGCATTCATAATCATTCCACATGAAGGACCAACCGGTATTAAGCCTTGGGTAAAACCACTAACTTATCTTATCAATAGGACTATCAATAAGTTTATGATGGATTTCGGTGGCTGTACATTCTACCAGGTGTATGGGCAATGGAAAGGGGATGGCAAACAAATCAAATCTACTAAGATCGAGGTTGCTGTTCCTGATAAAAAGCTATCAGCCTTTTTAGAATGGGCTGACGAGGTTGTCGAAGTAGCTGGTGTCGAGGAGATTATGGTCCAGCTTCCTGGTGGTGACATAAAATTTATTAAGAGGGCAAACTAATGGCAATTAAAACCACAGCCGGGCAAGAACATACCGGCACTTACTTTGCCTACGTCAGGGTATCGACAGATGACCAGGATGTTGCAAGGCAAGAAATGGAGATACTTAAATGGCTCAATGGTGGTAATCATTCAGTCGTTTGGTTTAAGGAAGAGGGCATATCAGGTAAGATAGCTCCGGAGCATAGACCAAAGCTTAACGAATGCATCGAGACAGCCAAGGCTATGAATGGCACTATCATTGTAGCTGACCTGGATAGATTCAGTCGTACCACCTGGCACACATTAAAGTTCTTTGAAACTATTCTTAAAAAGAATGCTGTTAAACTAGTTGTCTGCAATGATCCTACAATATCTGAGAACAAGCAGAACTTCTATATGAAGGCAATGTTTGCTGACTTTGAAAGGGATAAGATTTCAGAGCGTACTAAGTCAGGTCTTGAAAGGATCAAGAAAGAGCTAAGAGAGAAGGGTAGTATTACCTCATCTAATGGCAATCGCATTACTAAGCTTGGCATCCATGACGAAATGGATAAAGCCAGGGCTTCAGCTTCGACAGCCGTTAAAACGATTGCTGATAACTTTGCTACTAAAATAGCTCCTACAGTATCAGCTTTATCAAGAGGTGGTGAAAGCTACCGAGAGATAGCACAAAAGTTAAATGACCTTGGTGTACCGACTGCAAGAGGTGGCAACTGGCACGCATCATCGGTGAGAAATATAGCTAAAAGATTGGAGAAGAAATAATGAATAAGCCTAAAACATGTTGCGACAATTCAAGCGTTCACAATTCTGTTGATGATATACATGCTCATTTACTGCATGATTATAATATGAAAGTTATTGAAATAGAAATGACATTGCATCAGGCAAGACAAACTAGAATGTTAAGCAAGGTACAAAGATATTTCAATTCAACACCAATTAGACATGCTTTTTCTCGTTGGATGACGTATGCAACATATACCAATAGGTTTTACACGATTTCAGAGCTTGTTACTGAAATGCATAGCAATAGACAAACCATTTCGACCATGATTAATGAGTGTGAAGCTGAAGGTTATATCGTTGTTAAAAGACAAGGCTCAACTGTCGCATGTCAAGCCTCACCAATACTTTTACAGAAAATGGAAGACTACTGCCGATGGAGGCAGAGTATTGCTAAATCAACTATTGGAACAGCCTTTGACAATCTAGTTCGGTTTGAGAAATTAATGCAAAAGAGATTTACATGATTGAGGGTCAAGATGCCAAACTGATATGCATATTATTTAGATTTTTTTTATGCAAGGGTAGAACATCAAGTGATCAAATCTTGGTAGAAAGGAGAAGGTAAGTGAAATACTTTAAGAACAAAACTAAAAGTCAAGCCCCGATTAAAGACAGCCTGATTGGTCATAACCAACCACCAGGTCATCAGATACCCAACTTAGATGGTAAAACGGCAGACGATTATTTCGATAAGCTACCTATCGGTAAGATACTAGCAAAACGAATAAAAGAAACCGGACCATTTGGTGGAGCTGAGCTTCGTGATGGTCATGTATTTCCAACCTTAACCGGACCACAAAAAGAAAAGATTGCTAGAATGCTTTTAAATGGGAAAGAATATCTCACCTATAAGGACCTTCGTGTTGCCGTTCGTATGACAATACCGATGGTCGATATTAAAATGATAAAATCTACAGCGACCCATTTAAGACAACTTAGTCGTGAGCTAGGTAAAATATCTAAGGATGCAAGCAAGTCTAAATTTGAAAGAGTTATCCAGGCACAAGAAGCTATCGTAAGTACGAACTTGTCCATAAAAACAACTCATGGATTATTTGAAATGCTTGGTGTACATTCCCTAAGATGACCTATTTTAGCCCACGAAAAATCAATGACTTAGCACTCGTAAAACTACATATAGTAGCTGTTTCTGCTAAGACTTCTAGACTGTGTACATTAAAGGAGAAAAATAATATGTCACTAAATCAACTACTTAGGGAAGACCTATTGGATAACATAAAGGGTTTGTCGCATAATATATATCATGTAAGCCCCGGAAACCTATCATTTTGGTTTAACCCTCTAGCATTTGTAATACTTACCAAGGTAATCTTATACATCCTTTTGACAGTAATTGCACTTGCTAGCATTTATTATTCATTTCATTTTGCATGTCTACTTGACGATGCTTGCTTTGCTTTAAACTATGAGGTGAAGATATGAAATGGTCAAATGATGCAGACGAATTAGGAGCTTCAAAAGTAGGGGCTGTCGTACTAGGTGAAACACCTTTCCAAACTAACGAAGCCATCAGGCAAATAGTTTTAAATGCTAAAGCTGGTGTTACAGCTATTGATGATGGGCTGTTTAAAGATGCAAAGGACCGAGGTAATTACCTGGAGCCGGCATTGACTGAATGGGCTAGTGATAAGTTAGACAGCCTTTG